CGATGGGTTCCACGCCAAGAAGCGTTCCCTATTGATCATGGCCCCTCTCACCCTGGCTTTGACATGGCAGGTGAATTGGGTGTTGTCCTGGATTGTGTACCAACGGTTTCCGTTCAAGCCACACCACGACGCGCTATGGATGTTCCAACCCGTTCCACTCGAACCGCTTGAGGACATTCACTTGCACACCGTTCGAATTTCACCTTTGCCTGCCTTGCCCATACAACGCGATGAGCGTGTCATTGTCGACCGTGCTACGGCTCTTGCTGTCCCGGAACAACGGTGTTACGTTACCTATGAACGCTTGGTCTTGAATGCGAGTGGACCGACTGCGCGTCACGAACTAGTAAGTCAGTTCGAGTGTAGTTACGCCCTCTACCTGGAATCCGTCATGCGCACTGCAGGCGATCCCGGTGAGCTTAGCGTCGCGCGTCGTCAAGCTTGCAGACTTGGAGTCGTCAACCTTAACCGCACCACTGATCTAGACGAAGGTCAAGCTGCGGTGATGCTCATTGAAGCTCGATTTGCTAGTAGCAAATTTCTCATTGAGTATCCGGGAAACGCTCACGCCCCAAAGGATGGCCGTTCCTTTGGGGCTACCAAGTTGGGGATTATTTAACGGCCATTAAGTCTCCAACGCCCGAGATGCGAATACAGATGCATGTCATGCACCAGCGGAATTCGCCGCCCATTGCAGTCTATCTCCCTTTCTTTTTGGCATGTCGGGGCCACCCATGGTTGGCTCCTTTCATCCCAGATACAAACAACCCACAAAACATGATTGCAGCGTGCGTCCACCGCTTTGGACGTGAGATGCCTGTTGGAAGCGCAGCCACTCGAGCAGATTTCCTTGACTATGCTAAGAAGTTCATAGTTAGGCGATTCCCCACCTTACAAGACACTGACGTGCCCACCCTTAAAGGGTGGTTGGAGGACACGTCGTATAGTGCGAACCGAAAAAATCAACTGGCAACTGCCAGAAGTAAATTGTTTAATCACTCGTCGAAAAGCGTGAGAACTAAGTCATTCATTAAGCACGAGGTTTATTGGCCAGAGCCTAAGAACGCACGTGGTATCAACTCCTACGAGGATGAGTGGAAGGCCTTCATTGGTCCTTTCCAGAAAGCCGTGGACGAGAAATTGTTCAAAGCGCTTCCATACTTCATAAAGGGTTTGAATCCACGCGATCGTCCCCGTCTTTTGTTTGACAAGTTGGGCCGCAATCGTGTCATGTCCACTGATTTCTCATCTTTTGAAGCGCATCACATAGGGGAGATGGCGAAGGTGGGAGTGTTTTGGATTATGCATATGTTGCGGGGAGTAACGTTTAAGTCACATTTCAGGCGTGTCCTGGTACGCATGTTCCAGGGCACCAATACAAGCCGCTTCAAACACTTAACTGTGTCTGTAGCTGAACGGCTCATGTCTGGAGCGATGTGGACGTCGAGCGCGAACGGAGTCCTGAACCTCCTAATTATGTCATTCTTGAACGCTAAGGCGAAATACCCTGCTGCGTCGAATGAATGGTTGGTTGAGAATCATGAGCTTTACTTCACGGGGTTTGTTGAGGGTGATGACGGTATTTGTCTAGACAACGACATTCCTGATTCCCTGATAACGGACCTGGGCATAAACCTCACTTGGGAGAGGCATCCGAATTTCGGCACTGCATCTTTCTGTGGGGCTTTGTGCAGCCTCGACGACCTTGTCGTCATAGCTGATCCGATTAAATGGCTGGCGAAAATGACTGTTGCCCCACCTAAGTACTTACACAGTTCGCGCAATGTAAAGATGTCTCTTGTACGGGCATTGGCGTTAAGTGGCTTGTACCAGTACAGGGACTGTCCCGTGATCGGGCCAATCTGTTGGTCATTGTGCAAACGCACGTCTGGGTTTAGCATCGATCGCGTCACGGCTGAGCAGGACGCATGGAAGCGAGACTTGTTGGTGGCGGCCAACCGTCGTGAGACGTGGAGCACACAACCGGTTGTGAAGCCGAGTGTCCGGGATTTGGTGGCGGAGATGTTTGGCGTGAGTGTGCCGGATCAATTGTACTTAGAATCCCTTTTCATCGACCCGGATGAGAATGGAATCGAGTGCGAGATTTCCCACCTTTTGAGCGTCCAGCAGCTACGTCACCGTCTTGACTTTGTGTATAAACGGGAAAATGACATTAACTTTGCTAACTTCTTTTCTTCCCCCCTCGATCCGCAGCACATCGTGGCCCAAATCATGATGAACGGCAAGAAGCCTACCGTCAAACATAAACCTTCACTGGCCATTGATCGTGCGTACGATCAACCGACACGCCCGATTCCACTTGAGCTGTTGGAGACTCGCCCCGATTAATCGGGGCCCGCTGGGCTGACCACCCTGTCGCGCAAAATAATTCGTAAGATGGTCAGGAAGTAGACGAGGGATATTCCCAAATTGGCTCACCCATTAAAGAGCCGCCCGAG